ATGCTACCATTAGTATTACGCATGATGCTGTATCTAGAACAAATACTACATCTACTCAGTCACCATCTTTTGGTGGAACATTCACGGCTATTGATAGCATTACTTCTTCTACTGAAGGTCACATTACTGCTGTAAATACTAAGACTGTAACGATACCTAATACTACTTCACCAAATAATGCTACAATTACATTGTCTGCAGGCAGCGGTATTTCAGGTGGTGGAGACTTTACTACAGACCAATCTTTCAATGAGACGATTACATTCTCTCACGGAGCTACATCGACTCAGCCAAGTGTAAATAACTCAGGTCGTACATTTATTCAAGACGTTACGCTAGATGCATTTGGTCACGTTACAGGTCTTGTTTCAGCTACTGACTCTGATACCTTTACAGGTACTGTTACTCAAGTAAATGGTACAGGAGGATACGGAGGATTAACCTTGAGTGGTACTGTTACCACATCAGGCAACATTACTCTAGGAGGAACTCCTTCAGGTACTTGGCCTATTAGCATTTCAGGTAATGCTGAGACTGTAGATGGATTTAGTGCTTCTCAGTCTACAATTGGAAATGGAATTGTTGTAAGAGATGGCAACGGATATATTTTCGGTAACTACATTAATATGACTGATGATGGGAATCCGGGAGGAGGAACAGGAATCAGTTCATTTATTACTAAGCAAGGAGATAACTACTATCGTTCAGTTTCTCCATCTAATGCAATGGTTTCTATTAGAAACAATGCAAGTGGAACTTGGCCAATTAGTATTGCAGGCTCTGCATTCTCTGCAGGTACTGCAACCACTTTATCTACAGGATGGACAAATTGGAGTGGCTCAGGAGTAATCAATAACGTAGTTGGAATGTTAGCATGGAAAAACTATAATAATAACCACGTTATATTTGATGCTTCACAAGGAACTTCTCCAACGGGGAGTGGTGTAAATAATACCAATCCTGATGTTGCTTGGACAGGAACATACCCTACATTGATGGGTTGGAATGGTGCTAATACTTACGGAGTTCGTGTTGATAGTTCAAGATATTCGGACCAAGCCCAATATGCGAGTTCATCAGGATACGCAAATTTTGCAAGTTCATCAGGATTTGCAAATGCAGCAGGAGGAATTTCTATAAACTATAATAATGATGCTAATTCAGACTATCAGATGTTATGGGGTTCAGGTAATAGTATTTACGGGACAGCAGGTATTACTTGTAATCCTTCGCTAGACACTATAAATCAAACCGTATATAATCCAAACTACGGGATTAATATGGATACCACTGTAGGAAGAATTACATTTGGTCCCTATAATAGTACAGGGATAGGATTTAAAAGCAATAATCCATCTTATAATGAACATTCGTATCAAAGTTTTTCTGAATTTGGAATATTTCAAGGCGGCAACACAATGTCTGCGTCTACTTATTCCATAAATTTTGGAACCGCTCAAGGGGGAGGTCAAGGAGGTGGCTATGGTAGTTACGGATTAGGAGGTCATAATGTTTATGACCCAAGTTTCTATGGTGGTACTTCGGCACTTGATATTAATAGAGTTTCTTTTTATAGCAACTTTTATGGAGAAGGACTTAGATGCGAATCTTACAGCAATGGAGACCTTTATATTGGAGGAGTTCTTTATCAAAATGCATTTTCAGACGCTAAATACAAAGACAACGTATTTGAAATACAGACTGCCTTAGATAAAGTAAAAAGCATTAGAGGAGTTGAATATGATTGGAATGAATTAGCTTTACAACAAACAGGTAAATCAGGTCACGATGTTGGTGTAATTGCACAAGAAGTTCAGGCTGTTTATCCTTTTGCTGTTAGAGAAGTTGATAAAGAAAAGAATGACCACATTCAATCTGCTTTAGTTGTTGACTATGAAAAGTTAATTCCTTTATTAGTTCAGTCTATAAAAGAACTTTCAGCAGAAGTTGATGAATTAAAAGAAAAATTAAAAAATCATTAATAAAATGAAAGCTACATACAGTTGGGTTATTGAAGAAATAGTTGCCAAAAAGGTCTTTACCGATAAAAACAATAACGTAAGAGAAAACGTAATCAAAGATATTCGATTGTCTTACGTTGCTAAATTTATAGATGAAAACGGAAGAGATAGTGAAAAAAAAGAAAGTACAACTGTATCGTTAGACATTATCAATCTTTCTAATTTTAAGCCACTTGATAAATTATCTAAAGAAGACATTTTATCTTTTGCTTTGAATAAATTAAATCCAAAAGAAAAGGAAAGAATTGAAAAATCTGTAATGTACAGAGTTGGAGATTTGGAAGATGAATCTAATTTAATAACAATAATTTTGAACGATGAGTAAACAAAGAAAGAAAATATTAGTAGGAACCCCAATGTATGGTGGTCAATGTTACGGAGTATTTGTTGAGTCTTTGTTAAATCTTCAAAAGGTTCTTTTTACGAACGGGCATTTTATGGACTTTATGTACATAACTAATGAGAGTTTGATAACAAGAGGCAGAAATGAAATTGTCCATACTTTTATGGAATCTGATTTTGACCATCTTTTATTTATAGATAGCGACCATAGGTTTGACCCTATGGGGATTTTAAAAATGATTGAAGAAGAAGAGGACATTATTTGTGGCATTGCTCCAAGAAAACGAATTAATTGGGCTTCAGTAAAAGAAGCAAATGAACTCAAGTTTAATGATTTGCAATTCTTTACAGGAGAATTTGTAGTAGAATTACTTGAAGGTGCTGAAATATTTTATGATAAAAAATTTGAAATAAAATATGGAGGAACAGGCTTAATGCTTGTCAGCAGAGTCGTTTTTGAAAAATTAAAGTCAAAAACAAAATCTTACAAGAGTGACTATGGAAGTCACGACACCTTTGAATACTTTACTACTTCAATTAAAGATGGCAAACTTCTTTCTGAGGATTACGAACTATGTAAAAATTGGAGGGAATTAGGTGGGAAAGTCTATGCCGTATCATACGCTAATATGACTCATATTGGAACTTATGAATTTATGGGTAGTATTTATGCGACAATCGATTTAAATAATAAAAAAAACGAATTAAGTTTTAATAAATAAAAATATGTCACTAATTAGCTCATATTCAAACGATACTACTCCGTCTTATGACGATAGACTTATAGGTACTGACGCTCAAGATGAGAGTGCTACCAAGAATTTTACTATTGGTAGTATTTTATCTATGCCTCTTCCAAGCGTACCTGTATATGCTAATAATGCAGCAGCTATTGCAGGAGGATTGGCAGTAGGAAGAGTTTATAGAATTACAGGAACAGGTCAGTTAGGTGTCGTATTCTAGAAAAGATTTAGAACAGTTAAAAAAAATTAAGGATTACATTCCTTGGTTTGTTCCTGTTGGATTTTTAGAAATTGGAAGTTTAGATGCTGCTGACGCAAAATTAATCTCTGATTTTTATAAAGTTGATTCTTATGTGATTGAGCCCAATCCATACTCTTATCAAGAAATTCTTACTTCGTGTCCTGAAATAAAATCATTCAATGTTGCTTTTTCAGATACAGATGGAACATCTGAGTTTTATGCAGCTAAAACAAAAAATAAATTTGACCGAGCCGTATCTTCTCTTTTGACAAACAAAAATGTTTTTATTTTTAACAAAGTAATTATTGAAACGATGAGGGGTGATACTTTTTTTAAAAAAGAGAATCTCTCAGTTAATTTTGTCAAGATAGATGTAGAGGGGTTTTCTTATCAAGTGATAGATGGATTTGGAGATATGATTCATATTTTTGATGCTATTCAAATTGAAACAGAGAAGAAAGCAATTTGGGAAAATCAAGTACTAGACAATGAAGTTAATTTGCTTCTTGAGTCTAATGGTTTTAAATTAGTTGACAGAGTAGATGTATGGAAGAATCAATATGATTCTTTATACATCAACACAAATAAAAATTTTAGTTAAATGGATATCAGAAAGATTTCAATAGGTCCCGACTACAAGGGCAGTGCTATGCACTACATCGTTGGACAACGTGTGCTCGGTGACACAAATGAAATTCATTTGATTAAATTTGACGAGTCCAAGAGCTCATTCAAAATATTTATTGTCAACGATAAATTAGAGGTAGTTCTTTGGAAAGAGTTCAATTCAACAATTCCAATTGCAATCGAATACAATATAAACATTTAATGAAATCCCCGTTCTATTTCATATCTAAGCCTATTGATGGCAAAAGATATAGTAACACAAAAGAGATTGGAGGAGTCGAATTAATAGTAAGCACATCAGAAGAGGACCACAAGTTCTCCAATAGATTTGCTGAAGTAGTTGAAACTCCTCTAGGGTATAAAGGCCCAATTAGTCCCGGAGACATTTTACTTGTTCACCACAACGTGTTCAAGTTTTACAATGACATGAAGGGCAGACAAAAAAGCGGTAAGTCATTTTTTAAAGATGACTTATTTTTTATTGAGCCTGACCAATTCTTTATGTACAAAAGCAATGGAGTTTGGAATTCATACGATAGATATTGTTTTGTAAAACCTATTAAGGCTACTGAGAGCTATATTAAAAAGCCTTTTAGTGAAGAGCCTTTGATGGGGATTATGAAGTATCCAAATGAATACCTTATTGAGCGTGGCATCAAAGAAGGAGATATGGTTTGTTTTAGCCCTGATAGTGAATACGAGTTTACAGTAGATGATGAAAAGCTTTATCGAATGTATGACCACCAAATAACAATCAAATTATGAATCTAATTGCATTCGATGACGTACTAAAAGAGCCTAAAAATTATGTATCAGACATCTATTACCACGGATTTCAAGATGTGGAAGACGGACTCAACGTCTTCCAAAACATACAACTTAGAGACAGTAACGATGACTTTGCCAAATTTGTCTCTCAATTATTTCCTGATTATGAAGTCAGATTTAATTTCGTCAGAAGGTCACCATTAAATCAGAGTGAGCCTAATTTCATCCATACGGATGAGATGATGGGAGACATTACTTGTATATTGTACTTAAATGAATTGTCTCCTGTTGAAGACGGGACAACTATATACGATGAAGATAAGAATCCATTAGTTGTGGTTTATTCTAAATTTAATAGAATGATTGCTTTTAATTCTGATGTCTTTCATTCTAGAAACATATTTGAGAACTTTGGACATGAGCAGTCAGCTAGATTAATTCAGGTTATATTCTTAAAAGCAAAATGAACATAATACAGATAGATTTTCCTTCAAGTCAATACATAGCAGAGGAACATCCAAAGACTCAGGTGTATTTGCATCATACTGCAGGAAATCCTAATGGTGTTGGAACATTTGCTTGGTGGTCTTCTAACTCAGAAAGAGTGGCTACTTGCGTGTGCATATCAGGTATAGGCAAAGGATGTGTAGATGGTCAGATTGTACAGGGCTTCAGCTCTAAGTATTGGGCATATCATCTAGGCTTGCAGAAGAGTGTCTTTAGCAGTAGAAAGATTCCGTTTAAGCAATTAGATAAGACTAGTATAGGAATTGAGATATGCAATTGGGGTAATCTGAAAGAAGTAAATGGTAAGTTTTATAATTACGTTGGCAGAGAAATGACCAATGGGATTATTAAACTAGACAAACCATACAAAGGATTTACTTATTTCCATGACTATACAATTGCTCAGATTGAATCTGTTGAAAAGCTTTTGCTTCTTTGGAATAAAAGATATGGCATTCCATTAGATTATAACGAAGATATTTGGGATATTTCATCTAGGGCATTGAAAGGTGAGCCCGGGATATATACACACAACTCTGTCCGTAGAGACAAGATTGACATATACCCGCATCCGAAAATGATTGAGATGTTAAAAAGTTTAAAATGAAAGAGATTAAACTTAGAATCATTGCTGCAGGATACAAAGCCGTTGACGAGTTAATTAAAGTAGCGGAAGAAAGCGTAGTGAAAAGTGGTGATGAGGAGGGCGAGCTAGCAGCAGATAGATTAAAGAATGCAGCAGCCACAAAGAAACTAGCGATATTTGATGCTTTCGAGATTCTTAATAGAATAGAGTCAGAGAAAGAAAGCTTAGATTCGATTGATAAAGGCATAAGTAAAACAGATACAAAACAAGGTTTTGCAGAAAGAAAATCAAAACAATAATCTACTCAGGGTATTAAAGAATGCTATACCTTCAGCTGTCATCTCTAACAAGAATAGAGTGCGGTCTTGGATATATGGCTATAATGAGCAGTACGATGTTGTTGTAATATCTAAGACGGGTCATATAGGTGAGATAGTTGAAATCTCAGGATTGAGGATTGCTCTACCTGCAGCACCTGACAAATGTTTTCAAAGAGACGCTAAGAAAGAAGAGCAGTATTGGGAACGTCAAGATATACCAAGAGACCTAGCTAAGATTCAGTCTATATTCCAATGGAATGAAAGGCCAAAGGAATTTAAAGATAGGTGGGTAGATTACATTGAGAAAGAGTTTGACTATAGAGAGCAGGGATTTTGGTTTATGAACAATGGGGTGAAGACCTATATCACAGGCTCACACTATATGTACCTCCAATGGTCTAGTATTGACGTAGGATACCCTGACTTCCGTGAAGCCAATAGAATCTATTGGATATTTTGGGAAGCTTGTAGAGCGGACCCAAGAAGTTTTGGAATGGTCTACCTAAAGATTAGACGTTCAGGATTCTCCTTCATGTCATCATCTGAATGCGTGAACATAGGTACACTTGCTCGTGATTCTCGTATTGGTATTTTGTCAAAGACAGGTGCTGATGCCAAGAAGATGTTTACCGATAAGGTTGTCCCAATCAATAGCCGTCTTCCATTCTTCTTTAAACCAATCATGGACGGTATGGACAAGCCAAAAACTGAATTGGCATTTCGTGTCCCTGCTGCAAAGATTACAAAGAAGAATATGTATGAATCAGATGATTCAGAAATTGATGGACTTGATACTACTATAGATTGGAAGAACACAGAAGACAACTCTTATGATGGTGAGAAGCTATTGTTCTTAGCACATGACGAAAGTGGTAAGTGGACAAAACCTGTAAACATCAAGGAGAATTGGCGTGTAACTAAAACTTGTTTACGATTAGGTAGTAAGATTATTGGTAAATGCATGATGGGTTCTACATCAAACGCTTTGAATAAAGGTGGTCAGAACTTTAAAGACATTTACGAAGAGTCAAATGTGAAGACTCGTAATGCTAACGGCCAAACCAAGAGTGGGCTTTATTCCATATTCATTCCAATGGAGTGGAACATGGAAGGCTTTATTGACTTGTATGGTCACCC